CCTACAGGTGGTGGTAGTGCGCTACCGCCAGCCTTTGGACCGGCACCAGCAGCCGGTGGTGAAGTAGGNGCACCAGAGGCAGGTGCAGAAGCTGGAGCAGGAGCTGCAGCTCCTGGGGCACCCGCAGCACCCGCAGCCCCAACCGCCTAAGTAATGTTATATGAGTTGCACTGATATAAGCCCAATTACAGCATTCCAAAACACCAATCTTGGTAATAGACTTGATGATTTTGACAGAGTGACTGATCGTATTGCTCGCAATCTAGGTGCACCTCTAATTAACGTTGAAGCTCATATTGACAACTTAAGAGAGAATCTTAGCCAAGCTTGTGAGTTGTTTAGCAAATATGCAGGGTATACAGAAGAGTATCTCGTATTTGATTCAAATCTCTATACACCTCATAAAGGATTAAAGCTTGATGAACTCTTTTCTATTACACCCACGTTTAACAGAATCAACCAACCATCAAAAACTGTCTATGTAGCACTCACGGGGTTAGATTCTAGTATATTTGCAACCTCGACTACATTATCTGCTACCTACAAATCTGGTATTTATAAGAATCAAATACTTTCTAATACTGATTATCTAAGTGTTATCGCACTAAGTGCCACACTTACAAGTGCTTTTAATGCTTCGATGAACGGTGTAGAACAATACAGCAATGCGTTTGATTTCGATAGAATGGATTATCGAAAAGTAATTGACGTTTATGATTTTGAAGAAGGTTCTTCGTCAAACATTAATACACTGTTCACTATTGAGCAATCCTTAGCACAGCAGACGTATTTCAGTTACGCGATGGGTAATTATGGTTTTGATTTAGTAAGCTGGTACGTTCTAAAAGATTGGATGAAGAACCGTGAAAAGATGTTAGCTCTTAAGCGATCATATACATTCGATCCCCGTACACAATATTTGACAATGCACCCGTCGCCTGGTACATCGGGGTCATCTGGTAGGTTCTACGGTGTAATATCCTGCTATGTAGAGCGACCTTTAAAGGACTTAATTAAAGAGCCATGGGTACAGCAGTATGCAACAGCGCTAACGAAGATTACTGTAGCGCGTGTACGTGGTAAGTACGGTGGTACAACTCTATTTGGTGGTGGACAGTTAGAAACAGCCATGCTTGCAGAAGGCCTGAACGAGAAAAAAGAGCTTGAAACAATGCTCTTCCAAGGCGCCTCTCCTGGTATGGGTGATGCAGCACCTCCAATGTTCTTCGTAGGCTAATTTATGATACCTTTAAATGGTAAAGGTAGATTTATTCAAGGTGTTTTTAAACCACAAAACCCCAAGAAGTATATTGGAAAAGAGACACCTGTATACCGCTCCGGTTGGGAGTGTAAATTCTATAGATGGTGTGATACCAACCCGAATATCATTGAATGGGCCTCTGAAGCTATCGTTATACCATACAGAAGTCCAGTAGATGGTAACATGCACAGATATTTCGCTGATGGTGTTGTTCTTATCAAAGAGGGTGATAAACTCGTAAAGTATTTGATTGAGATAAAGCCTAGCTCCCAAACCGTTCCACCTGTAGTTACCAAGCGTAAAAAGAAGAGTACTCTTCTCTATGAATCTCAAACATACGCTGTCAATATGGCGAAGTGGGATGCTGCAAAGCAGTGGTGTGAGAGAAACCGTTATAAATTCTTGATACTCACAGAACATCAACTAGGTGTTTAACTTGCTAATTTTCGATAGTTTATAAGTAGTGATATATGAGTAAAATAAGCCTTGAAGAAGTTGAAGCGACTTTGCTTCGCCGTAAAATTGAACCCTCTAAGGTTCATGATATTATAAAAGATCTATCACAGGTCATTGAAGAACTCAAGGAAGACAAAGATAAGGAACCAAAAGAAAAATGGGAACATGTTATTGTTCTTGAAGATCCTAATGGTAAGATTTCAATCGATGATGTATCAGGTTGGGTAGTGCAGCAAAAAGAAGGTGAAGATGCTGGAACTATTTGGTCGAGGATTAATGATGCCGTAAGGGATCAGAACGCGGCAGCGTCCAAGAAGAAGCTAATACTAGACACCACAGGTAGCATCTTTCAACACCTTAAGAGTAAGTTCTTAAAGTCGAAGAACATAAAAATTAAGACAAAAGAATTAACTCGTATAGTTTTAACAAAATAATACATAAAACTATAAGTAATTTAAGATATGGCGCTACGACTACTTACAGAAACCCCTCTCTCAGAGAGTTTGGATTTTCTTGTCGAAGAAAAAAACACAAAAGAACCAAGCACAATGTGGGTCAGTGGCCCGTACATGGGTGCTGAAACGGTTAATAAAAACAAGCGCATTTACGCTGGTGAAGAGATGGAATCTGAAGTAAATCGCTATATAGGTGAAATGGTGCGAACGGGTAGAGCGATGGGTGAGTTGAATCACCCTGCTTCAGCCGAAGTAAACCCAGAGCGAGCATGCCATTTAGTTACTGAACTTAGAAGAGAGGGAAACATTTACTACGGTAAATCTAAAATACTCACGTCTCCTCTAGGTTTACTTGTACGTTCTCTTATTAACGACGGTGTTAAAGTTGGTATGAGTTCACGCGCTCTTGGTAAGTTACAAGAGGAGAGCAACGGTATTAACCGTGTAACTAGCATGAGGTTAGTTGCTGTTGACTGTGTTGCTGATCCGTCTTTCACCAAAGCATTTGTTTCGGGTATTCTCGAAAGTAAGCAGTTTGTTCTTCGTGGTGATGGTACATATGAAGAAATGTATGAGAGTTTTGAATCTAAATTAACAAATCTACCTCGCAAAGACGTAGAAGGTTATCTTAAAGATCAAATCATTAAGTTTATTGAGTCCTTCAAGAATAAATAATTAACACATATGGCCAAGAAGTTTAAACTTAAAAAGAAACTCACGAAGAAGAAGCTCATGAAGAAGCCGCGTAGTGGTTGTGCCGCACGTGATCGGGCGTTGGGTGAGAGTTCCCACATTGGTAAATTTATTAGAGCAATCGCACAGAAAAAGTATAACAATGCTAATAAGTATTTAGCGGATGTTATCGAGTCTAAATTGATGACTCGCATTGCAGCTACTTTATAACATATGTCAAAAGATATTAAAACCATTCTTAAGGAAGCGACAAAAGATTTGTTGACTGAACAGACTCTCGCTGATATCAAATCTGCGTACGATACATCCGTTAACAGCCTTGTTGAAGAGCGCACTAAGCTAGCTGTTAGCACAGCACTCGACAAGCAGGACGCTGACTACAGCGCCAAAGTAGAAAAGCTTCTCGGTGTCATTGATTCAGACCACACCAACAAACTTAACCGTGTTGTCGAAGCTCTTGACAAGAACCACGTAGTTAAACTAAAGAAGGTTATTAACCACTACGAGAAGGCATTGACGGAAGATGCAAACAAATTTAAATCAAATCTAGTTAACAAACTTGACAAATATCTTGAGCTGTATCTGGAAGAGAAGATTCCGAACGCACAGGTAGCTGAAGCTGTTGAAAACGTTCAGTCAGCTAGAATTGTATCTCAGATGCGTACATTGCTTGGTGTTGACTTAGCGATGGCAACTGAATCGATCCGTGAAGCTGTATTGGATGGTAAGGCTCAGATTGAAGACTATAAGAAAGCTCTTGCCGAAGCAAATAAGAAGCTTAGCACGGTGACAGAGAGTCACAAGACAGCTTCTACTGCATTGCTTATTGAAAGCAAAACAGCTGAACTTCCTAGCGAAAAGAAGAAATACATGAAGAAAGTACTTGCTGGCAAGAGTGAGCAGTACATCACGGAAAATTACGATTACGTTTTAAACTTGTTTGATAAGAATGAAGCTGAACAGCTCGACGTTCTTAGAGAGCAGGCGACAGAAACTTCACACAGCATGAATGTAGACAGACCGACAGTTGTCGAAGAGTCTGTAAATGCCGAAGAGCAGCAAGCTGCTAACCCGGTATTTAACACATACATGAGTGAGTTAAAGAAGTTCTAATTTATTTGAGGTTCCAACCTGAACAGCTATATGCTAAAAAACATAAGGTCGACGAAATTAAAGGAGAAAAGTAAACTAATATGAATAATTCTATTCGTCCTACTTCAGCTTACATCGATGAAAATCGCGCAAAACTCATGCTCGAGAAATGGGGTCCAGTTCTGGACTACAGTTCCGACAACGTTCGCGCAATCGAAGATGACCACACCCGCTTGAACACTGCCATCCTCTTGGAAAACCAAGAGAAGTGGTGCTTTGAGTCTAGTGGTAACATTGCTGGCGGTTCGACTGGTGTCTTCGGTACCATTAATAATGGTTCCTACGGCAATCAGTTCCCGTCTCAGAATGATAATGCATACGCCCCTGGTGATGCACGCCTTCCAAAGATTCTCATCCCGATGATTCGCCGTACGTTCCCGGAATTGATCACTAACGAAATCGTTGGTGTTCAGCCGATGAGCGGGCCCGTAGGTCTTGCTTTTGCTCTCCGTTACAAATACGAACCGACTGCTCTTGGTTATCAGACTGGCAGTGCCGATGGAAACACCGGTGCTGGACAGTATGGTATTAACCCAGGTCTGCAGCAGGCTTTGTCCGGTAATCCTGAATTGGGTTACCAGTACCTCGACACCCGCTTCACTGGCGTTTCCAGTGGTGCGCTGTCTGGTAACAGTGACTTCGTAATTGCGCAACAGGATTCGGGTGTAGCTGCATTGCTCAGTCAGTTTGAGCTCTCTAGCAATATTCCGCAGATCGTTGTTAGCTTTGAGAAGACCGCTGTTGAAGCCGGCACGAGACGCTTGGCAGCCCGTTGGTCAGTTGAGTTGGAACAAGATCTGAAGAACATGAACGGTATCGATATCGACACTGAGCTTACAAATGCGATGAGCTATGAGCTACAAGCCGAAATCGACCGCGAAATGATCATCAGAATGATTCAGACCGCTCTTAACGCTGGTTATGGCCAGGGTTATAGCATCTGGAGTCCAGCTTCTGCTGATGGACGCTGGTTGGTAGAACGCAATCGCGACTTCTATCAACGCTTGATCGTCGAAGCAAATCGTATTGCTATCCGTAACCGCCGTGGTTCGGCTAACTTCATCGTGGGTACACCTCGTGTGTGCGCCATTCTTGAAATGTTGCCCGAATTCCAGTGGGTTCCGGTACAGGGCAGTGTTAACACACAGCCTGTCGGAGTTGCTAAGGTTGGATCGTTGGGTGGTCGGTTTAATGTTTACCGTGATACACGCACTGAAGCACAGGCTTACAGTAGCACACAGCCAAGCTGGCCCGCCGGCGGCGCTGTTACTGCTCGTCAGACCCGTCTTGAGTACGCGTTGTTGGGTTATAAAGGTCCGGAGTTTTACGACACCGGTATCATCTACTGCCCGTACATTCCAGTCATGGTACAACGTACAATCGGTCCGAACGACTTCGCACCACGAGTTGGTCTTATGACCCGCTATGGTGTTGTCGACAACATCTTCGGAGCAAATCTGTATTACCACGTGATTGTATTGACCGGCCTCGGCCAGTCGTTCACACCTGGTACGCAAAGCGTATACTTCTGATAATATCAGAGTAGCCGTTAGATTCGACCGCCGGTAGATTGCTCTACCGGCGGTTTTTTCTTGTTTACTACATATTTTATTAAAATAGAGGTCTCAAGATAATAAATAATTGTATGGCTGATCCAACCGCAACACCAGAAGTACCGACACCGACACCAACGGGAACACCGGTGCCACCAACCGCAACACCTGCACCGACACCAACTGCGACACCGGTACCGGGTGCGATAGTTCTATCGAAGTACGTTGATACTCTTAATGGTCTTAATGGTGTTAATAGTTTCAACGCTCTTAGTGCAGCGCATACGGATATTAGAATCCGTACCACTAACGTCAATACAAAGGCCATTGTTACAGGTATTAAAGTTAGCGAGAGCCGTAGCGGTGCACCATGTTATACAGCCGAAGGTAATTCATTCTATACTATTGTAGATCCCAATATTTACCCAGTAACTATTACAAGTGTAATGGCTGTTAGCGGTATTACTCTCTCCGCTTTCGGTAGTAAAAGCGCAGCAGGACCACAAACACTTACATATACAGTTACACTCAGCAGCACATGCCTTGTAGGTTCAACACCAACACCTGTTACAAACCCAGTTCAGACACTCACAACAGTCGTATCTGCAGTCAACACACCATATAACGGGTTTACATCAAAAGCTGAATTCACACGTCTTTGGGCACTTAACGGTTAATAACATTTAAACACAAAAAACCCCGCTGATTTCTCAGCGGGGTTTTTATTTGATTACTGCCTAGCAGCTTTTGACCATTGTGTATCTGGGTCAGTCATATGAACGGGTATCAAGTCGTATGAAGTTGCACGCATCGGGTTAATATCCAAAGAACCTCTCCGATTATATAAACAGAATACAGCCAGCTCTTTAGGTTCAAACTTCTTGCTTATAGCATTAAAGAACTTTTCGCAAGATGGTTCATGAAACTCGTTCGTTTCACGATTAGATACAATGTATTGCAGAATAGATGTAACATCGATATCGTAATTACCCTTGTAATGAATATAAACATCACCAGTATCTGGTTGAGATGTGATGCAACATAATCCACGTAGAAGCGATGTACGGACTTTGAGAACACGCTCTTCAGTTACCTGTTTACCAGTTAACAACGATTCATCGTGCTTATATTTGTCTGTTGCAACAAGCTGAGCAAGTTCATCGATGTTAACATATCCAAACAACGGAATCGGACTAGATACTACTTCAGCCTTTACCAAGCTGACCATGACAGGTGAACCAATCAACGTTGACAGGTCTTTCTCAGTAATCGCTTGAAGCTTAGCGTAACATTCGTCAATGGTTTTACCCATCTTTTCCATGTTAAATGAGTTCCAATAAAGCTTCATTGATTTTGATTCAATGATAGCATCAGACGTACAATCATAAACAATCTTTGCTATAGCCGTTACAGGCATACCGTTATCAAGCAAACAAGAGACTTCATAATTATTCCAAACGTCTTTACCAACAAATGGTAGTTTATCGCTTGAAATATTAAGTTCTTGTCTGCTGCGTGAGCGCGCTTCTTTAACAAGAAGAGTTGGATCGTATTTACCAACACATACGCTGGCTTTACCTAGGTGCCTACTAACAGAAGTTTCATTTGACATAATTAAATTGTAGATTATTTTTGGTGATTTGCAACTGCTTTTTTAATCGTATTGAGGCGGTCTTCAACAGAACCTCTTAAGCGTACGACTTTATTTGGTTCCAGTTTTTCTATTGCGCTGATACGAATGTTAAAGAGTTTGATAATATCATCACGAAACTTAACATCCATGCTTCTCTCTTTATCATCAACAAGCGGAATATCAGGTTCAGTATAGAATATAATATCATATCGATCGATAATACCAATAAGTGCACCGTGAGCTAGATCGGATACATACTCTGAAACCTTACCCTTTTCATAAAAGTATTGTGTATATACATAACCATCAACAATGCATCTATCAAGAACAGCATTTTTTAGATGGCTGTTTTTAATGTGGTCGTCGATAATAAGTTTTTGTGTTTGATCGTAGTTGTCTGCATCGTTGTTAATTGCAACACCGTGTGTTCGTTTAATGCGGCGGGTTACTTCATCTACAAATGTATAACCTTTAAACTCATCAAGCCTTTTACAAGCTTCTAGTAAGGTTGTTTTTCCTGTCGATTGAGCTCCTGTGAATGCAATTAACATATGTTTTATTTACACCATTTACCGCGTTTAACAATACTCATGATGATAGCATAGTTACCAAGATCTGCAAAGGCATCGTCAATAGGTTCATTTGATGTAGCGATTGTACCTTTCTTGACAACAAGGTTAAGAAGGCGTTGAACCTTATCGTTACACCTAAAGATAACACCGCTAAGTGCAGCACGAATATCCGGTTCAGTTTTGAGATCTGAGCCTAGAGATATATTATTAGGTCCGTAATCACTTTGCTTCTTACAAAACAAAGTATACATCTCATGTTGAATTCGTTTATATTCAGCGCAAGTTTCCGGGTAGTCTTGCTCTACCTTTTTTATTAAGTCTTCAGGTGTTGTATTCATCGAAAAATTCCATCCAGCATTCAAGAGATTGNCCCTTTAGAAGATTTATTACATCTTTAGGTGATTTGCAATCTGCAATTGAACATTTATTCCACATTACTACAGGTCCTTCATCTACACCTGCAGTTACTCTATGAACAACTGTACCAGCTTCAGTGTGACCGTAAGTAAAAGCTTTTAGTTGAGGGTCTTTACCCTTGAGTATAGGATATTTTGTAATTAGTCCAGGGTGACCGTTATATATCTCGTATTTACTGCAGATCTCTGGCGGTACAATACGCATAAACCCATGAAGAGTTACCAAAGGGTTTTCATATTTTGAGAGAATGCGTTCGTAATCCTCAACAGTCGGCTTGTTAGGTATGGTGTATATTGTAGTGTTCTCACTAACAACCGGCTGTTGCGATATCAGCTCATTTATAAAGCTGTTTGATAATTGAGAGTTATAGTGACCTATAATAGCACTTGGATAACATCCACGGCGTCGTGAAATATTACAAATCTCACTACCGGTATTTGAATAGAATGTAATCCAAGGTCTCATATTACATATTACCGTCTAAGATTTCACGGTACATATCAACGTTATAAGCAATGCAATCCCATTGATCATCTGAAACTTTCGCAGTGATCAAATCAGCGAGCTTGGTTTTAATTTTATCGCGTAGACCAAACGTACTGTTGTACCTGACATTGTGGAGACCGTGTACGATCGGGTTTGATGTATCTACAGAGCGAATATTGTAAACGTTGTTGTTTACGTAAAAGCTCATCTCTTGAGGAAGTGCATTACCAAGGAGATGGTGAGGTTTACTCCAATCCCATATGTCGTTATCAATCAATGCGTTAATAAGCTGTTGACGACCTCTACACATACGCTCATAATCAGTTAGACCTCTACCGGTTTCCTTGAAATAAGACATATCAAAACTGATTGCAATAACATCAGCATTATTAGACATGAAATTATAGCAGCGAATAATATCATCAAGTGTTTTACCTTGAACAACACCAATCCACTGCGCGTCCATCTTATCAAGCCTGTCGCCGAACTTATCGACAAAGTCAACCCAGTTATCCATAGTAGCTTGAGCATTTTCGAGAACATCCGGTATAATCATCAGATTAGGCCGAATCTTTTCAGCCCAGTCGATGTATTTCGACGCATCAAATGCTGTACCTAGCTCGAACACTGAGGTATCGAGAAATACTTCGCGATCATAAACATTACGTGCGTTTAGAAAATACTCTCTATACGAGTCATGCTGTTCCATCAAGTGGACTAGACAGTAATCATAATCGTTATACAGACGTGATCTTTCAAGGAGACTAATTGGACTTTCGTGGGATACTTTAATTCTCATATCGATATAATAGTAGCAGAAGTTGATACTTCAAGTAAATAATTAAGACATCTTTAAACTGCATGAATAATTACCCATCATATCTAGGTAACTACCTAGGTATTGTAGTTCAGTCAGACGACCCAGAGCGTCGTGGCCGTGTGAAAATCTTTGTTCCTCATATTAACGTAACAGTCTACAAAAAGTGGACAGAGGTAAAAAAAGACAAGAGATTTAAGTTTGTAGGTATCAATCTTAAAAGCGATCTCTCTAGCATAGTTGGTGATTTACAGAACATATTACCATGGGCTGAGTGTGCCTCTCCCTTAGTAGGTGAAAACAGCTCTGGTAGATACAATGCTTCAAAAGCAATAGGTACTACGAGCGATTCTAACAAGATCGGAACACTAGTAACAAACCTGTCGTCGACTGATATAGACATATCTAAAATTACCAAATACTCTCAAAATGTTGACTCAATTGGTGAGAAGTATGGTAACAGGTTTGATATAGATTACTACCGTGTAAACGATGCCTTTACATCAGCTCTCAGCGGTGTAAATACAGTCAACAAATATAGCTATAACTACATACCTGAAACGTATAGTAATCAGGCTCACGGCGCATTCACAATACCAAATGTAGGTTCTCATGTATGGGTATTCTTTCAAAATGGTGACCCAATGAAGCCGGTATACTTTGCAACATCTTTTGGTGCTGAGGACTGGAAGGGTATATACGATGCAAATGATAATAAGGGTATAGACTACCCTGGAGAGTTTGAAAATAGGCCACTATCAGCGGCTAATGCAGCCAATCTTAGCACAGAGACTTATCGTAACAAGTATGTGATTAATCAAAAGGGTGGAACTATACAAATAGTAAACACTGATAATAGAGAGTCTCTTAAATTCACACACTTCTCTGGTTCATTTAAAGAATTTACAAACCTGGTAAATATCGAGTTTGCGCAGAATAATGATCAGAAATTAGTTTTAGGTGATCAGTTCCTAACAACCCGAGGTAGTAAGAATGAATTTGTTCAGCATGACTTCGATGATATTGTAAGAGGTAACCGATACGTTAAGATAGGTGACCTGAATATAGAACCGTATAAAAAGTGGAAGGGGATATATACTGAGATTTCAGAGTCAAAGCAGTTATTTGACATTCAACGAGCACAAGCAAATACGGTGGGTTCGTTTAAAGCTACATCCCCGTTACAAAAGCGAAATGGTACATTTGCACCTTGTCCGGTTTGTACAAATAACGTATCAGGTTATTGGAAGCTCAACAATAATATGGGAACTGTCGGTGTAGCATTCACAACATCCGAATGTGATGGTACATTCCTCTTTAATAACATCTCCCTGCCGCTGATACAGAGCACAGCTACATATGGTACTTTTGGTAGCAAGGGTAAAATCTTCGGTGATGTGTGTCCAAGCTGTGGTGGTTCAGGTATATCTACAAGTACAATGGATGGTAGATGGCAAGCAGAGCCGTTAAAGAGGAATATTAAAGAGCTCTTAAACAGTAAAATAATCGAACTATCTAACGTCGAAAAACAAATGGGATTAGGCGGGTCACAGATAATTGACATTACTAAGCATAAGTTTGAAACTATCGGCATGGTAATGAATGATTTCGGTTCAGTTCGTGTCGACCCTGTAGGTAAGATGTATAACGCTGAAATACTAGTGGGTACTCAAGGTGTATATGAGAATAAGGTAGCAACACCTCTGATAGAATATGCACACGTTGACGATTTACCAGGTGGAACTTATAATTTGAACGTTTGTAACCGGTTTAATGTTCAAGTTGGGTCTGGTGGAATGTCATTCAAATCTCATGGACCTGCTGTAATATCAGGTACAATAACTAATATAGCTGGGTTACAGGTCAATATTGGTAGTGAAAATGAAGTTAATATTGATGGCGGACATAGACTCAGTCTTATAGCAGATGTTATAAGCATCAGACAGCGTCACAAAAAACAAGTTCTAATAGATAGCTCTCTCGGTGTTAATAAGAATGTTGTTATAGGTGGTGGATGCCATGTTGAAGGTGAATTATCAGTTAATCACATTACAGCTCCTGCAGAGATACAGGTAACAGATAAAACAGTTGTATATTCAACACCCGCAAAGGACTTTACGGGTAGAGGAGCAGTTATAGGGTACGGCGTTCCATTATACAACACAGAGAATGCACTAGGTGCACCAGTTGCACCTAGTGTGATTGGGTTAACTCAACCAAGTCAAGTCGTGGGGTGGGTAAATCTCCCAGGTGGATGTAGTAACACTGGTGGTTGCGTACCAGCTGGATTATACCCTGTATACGGTAGCGGTATACCATGTATTCAGGGTACAGCTATGGGTATTGGAGGCTTTGTACAAGAGCTTATGCCTATCAAGGTATATGGTACAGGAGCTGATCCAGACTGTATAGTGTCAGCACCACATGCACACACATTTAAGAATATACCATTAACGCTAACTACATCAAATGATGAGATGCGTGATAGAGCTAAAGCTGTTAATGAGTTAGAGCGTATACCAGCAGATCCGATTAATAACGGTTCTAATGGACCAGCTTAAGTGTAGATTACATCGAGGTCTTCCGGTGTAACGGCATACCAGCTCTTTGTACCATATGTACGCAATTGAGCTTTTTGCTTGAAGCTTGCTACGGAGATTTCACCAATAAGTCTGACGTTCTTCGGGTCATTTTCGTAATCACATATAGCCATTACGAATTTAGTTTTCTTTGTTTTATCGCTAGGGAGTCTGCCTACTTTGAGTTCAGGATTTGCGCCTAACCAAGTGATAGTCTTTACATCTGCTCCATCTTTGAAGTCAATACCACCATCGCATTTATCGTTCCACACCTCAGTACAAATCTCAGTATTAGTCATCTGAGCATAAGCCATCTCGCCGAGTAGACCAACTGCGATGTTTTTAGCACCCCAGCTGCGAGTATATGGTTTTGAATCTTGTATCTTAGTAGCAAGTGAACGAGCTTGGTCGATTTGTTCCTGTGTAAGAGTAATGACTTTCATTACTCATATAATAAGATATGCAAAGCGATAATCAACCCACTGGCTAAACTACGTCACATTTGCCACCTGCACAAGCTACTGTGTCTGATATTTTTGTAGAATCTTCGTCTTCTTCCAGTAGCTTGTAGTTAACTGGTTTATAGTTAGACACAATATCATTCCACTTCTTCTCGTCCTCTTCGGTCGTAACAGCTTCATTCGGAGCTTGCTTGAAGAGCTTATCACCTGTTTTTGGTAAGAGAGATACAGCACCAAAAGAGTTTCGGTGTTTGAACAAGTATTTAAAGACATCATTCCACTCATTCTCATCCACAATAACTGTACAAGATACATTATGTGTGATAGGCTTCTTGTTAGCTTCAGTTGTACCGTTATTGACCCAATGTGTTTGTGTAGACTTAATAATATCCAAGTGTTTAATAGCAGATAAGTCAGCCTTAACCATTGCTTCCTTAGATACGGTGATAGGGAAAGTAATTACATCGTCTGTCTTATTAGCCGACCATACACTCTCTTCACACATATGCGGGTTAATCTTCTTGAAGAATTTGTAGACTGGGTCGTGTTTATTGACTTGAACACGGCGGAAGTAACGACGCGCGTGGTGAGGGTGAATACCTGAAGCACTCTCAAGAACTAGCGAGCTAGAACCTTCAGGTTTCAGTGTTGTGATGCGTGCAGCTTGATTAATTTTGAGTTTAGATGCCCATTCCTTATTCACCTTCTTAGCGATAGCTGCACCTTTTTCTTGAACAGATGCGTTCAATATAATATCAGGTGCATCCATAGTACCGGTAATCGATACTCCAAGCAGAGCTTCTTCTTCTGTAAGTTGTTTTGCAGTCTTGCTTAGGTAGCTAAAATCAGTATAGGTTGCTTGTAAGGTACCTATGATAGTAGCAGCTTTAACAGCTTCAAAAAAGTCATTCGCTGTTTTGATTTTTGCTCCATTAATAGATGATAGGTTGCAGAACTGTACACCGCATATACCATCTGCAGTTACCGGTATAAATCCGATCTCGAAGCATGGGTTAAACAACTGATGAGGGTGATTAGCGAAAACAAATCCGGGTTCACCAAATTGGCGAGTCAGAGCATTGATCTTTATAAACTCTTCTTCTGTAACACTATCTCTCAGAAGAAGCACACTGTTATTAGAACGTGCACGCTGAGGTTCGATATGGCTCCAGCCAATAGTCTTCTTGTCCTTGAGAATATCATATTCCCACTTCTCAATAACCACATCATATCTGTGATTACGAATACCGCCGAATTTACCGTCAACGTAAACTACGCCTTCATACTTACCTTTACTGTTCTCATCAAAGTGTGCGTATTTGGTAACATTAAAAGCTACCTTAGCATTGAGCATGTCTTCATCATCCTTATCAAAAATGACTGAGGTAGCTGAACGGCGAATACCACCACTTAAAACAGCATCAGCGCAATGCATCAAGATATCATACGCATTCACTGGTTTTAAACGTTTCTGGTGGTTTTCTTCTATGATGTGGTCAAGTAAACTCTTTATTTTCTGTAAACCCTTCTTAAGCCCTTTGTATCCTGGAGCTTTACCACCGCCTGTTTTAATTACAGCACCTTCAGGTCGAATTCTGCTAAAATCAAATACAATCTTGCGACCTGAATATGCAGTATTACGGAAATAGCAATTCAAAAGAGCTTCAATACTATCAGCCCAACCTTCGATGCTATCTTCAACGACGTAGGTAACAACCGTACCACTCTTATCGCTAGGGCCAACTAAATCAGGTAAACGATTAACGAAGTATTTCGATAGACCTAACCCAACACCACAACCACACAACAAAAGGTAGAACACTTCTGCAAATGCGCGTGTACTGTCAATGTGTCGTACAGCGCAGTTAAAAATTCTAGGATTGTGAGCTACGACAGCCTTGCCACCGAACTGCATCGAGCGCATAGAGGGTACAACTTTTTTATCTCTTACGAAGTTGAATGCCCATTCCATCTCCTTCAATTCCTCCTTTGAAAGTATTTTCTTAAACTTGGCGATGTGCATGTCTTCGACGCGACCAACGCATTCGTTCCAAGCTTCTCGTCTGCTCATTATTTCATAGTACCTTGCATACTTGTCTGTGAAAATAAAGTTAGATACCTCTGTTAAAAAATTTACTGATTCTTGTTTGTGTGGCATAGCGGAAAATTATTTATACATTGTACGGTGTAGAAAGAAAAGTTCAAGAAGAATTTTATTTAGGTGAGATAAACACCTTTGTTTACAATAAATATTTGTATATGTGACAACATCTCATAGAGATGTCGTTGCAATTTTTTATATATGCCGTTTATTATCGAGAAAATAGTGATGCTGCTTGGTAAATTTCTGTTGTACTCTAATCCATTGGGTAAGAACTTACCCGTACTGATTATCGATAACAATAAAGAAGACGCTGAGATTGTAGATAATGTAGTTAAAAAGTTAGGAAAGACATCTGTCAAAGTAAACTCTGCCGAGGTTGCTCGAGAGTTTTTAAGACGAGAAGCTTTCTCGGCTGTATTATTAAACTTCTCTAGTTCAAACAGGTCACAAGATGAAGATAAGGAATGTTTAAAGCTATGCGAAGAATTTTCAGACACTACATACATATGTATAGTTGCTGATTATATTCAAGATTTATCACTTAAAGCAGGTATATTGTATACGATTCTTGGAAGAGGTCTCGAGATACCATCACTAGAAAAGGCAATATCTCAAGCTCTTGAACAAGCAGCATATAGACCAGGTAGCAGAGAGAAAGATGCAGCGACATTCGTTATTTTATTTGCTATTGCAATCCTGATAGGGTATCTTGCCGGTAATGGTCAGCTATCACACCTATTAACCAAATTGACGACATCTTAGTTATGAGAATACGGATAATGTTTATAACCTTCGCTGAAGCAATTGCCTGCTGTACATTACTGTATAGTGTAGCTTTTGTAGTAGCACAGTTACACAAATAACTTAGTAATTGGTGTATTTCAGTTGACCACTGTGTATATCATACACTCGAGTAACAACTTGTGTATCGCTTACCCTAACAGGTATAGCCATTTGATCTCCATTAATAATAGGTGCACCTGCAACCTCTCCGTTAACAGGCATAGAATACTTGCGTTGTTGAGTGTTTGAGTCGTAGATATCGACCGAATTATTTTGTGGTGTCGCGTATAACATAATCTTTAATGTGAATGTACAGTATACCTATTAACAAGTCAAGCATAAATATTAGTAAATTATGGCTCAGAATATCACTAAGATTTTATTTAGGAGAGGTACAGACGTTGTTCGCAGAACTGGTGGTGGCGACGGTGTCACTTTCGAATACGGTGAACCAGCGTTTAATATTGATACGAAACGACTATATGTTGGAGATAGCTCAACTGTAGGCGGCGCACCAATAGGTATTGTCAACCACGGAGCTGTTAACGGTATTTTTCAAGGTGGTGTAGATGGAAACCCACTCACTCAAGATGCTATTGTTGCTCTTACTGCAAACGGTGCTGATATAGGTGATTTAATATACGATAGCTCCAAAGAGGTACTATATCATATTACCGATAAAGCTGCTCTATCAGCAGTACCAGAACCAACACAGATTGTACGATATAATCTGCTAAGCCAATTAGATGGTACTAATGGTGTAACAGCGGTAAAAGCAGACGAGGTAGCTCAAATACATCTTGATACAACAGTATTCAATATAAGCTCTAAAATAGGGCTCTTAATTAATACAACTGTAGGTACACCAGGCAGCCAGCAGACTTTGGTTGTTGATGGTGATATAACAACCAATTCAAAGCTATATGCAGCTGATTCTACAGCTCTTCAGAAAGACTTAACTGTAGGATTGTTAAGCAATTTAAACGGTAACATATCCGCTTATGGTGAGATATTTACATACCCGTTTGGAACTCGTGGACGTAATAGCACTGACTGGTATACCTGCTATTCTTTATTTGCAACTAACAGCGGTGCCTGGAACGGTACCGGTTCTCTCCTGACTGGTCTATTGCCACTACCATTTAAGTATAGCACAAATGGAGCTTTAGTTTCTACGTATAGCTCGAACTGCAGCTTTGGTATCAATACAGCACCACCATCATTTAAAGGTTTAAGTGTACAAGGTCTTAATACTACGACAGTTGCATTAAGCGTACAAGGCGCCATCATCGCAACCGGTGACGTTGTTGTATTCTCAACATCTGATGAAACGTTGAAGAAGAATATTGAAGTTATACCTAACGCGTTAGAAAAGGTAAACCAGATCCGCGGTGTAACATTTGACTGGAACTGTGATTTCAGAGATGGTAAAGATGTAGGTGTAATTGCTCAAGAAATTGAAAAGATATTACCTGAAGCTGTGAGCACAAGATCAGATGGTACAAAGGCAGTTAAGTATGACAGCATTATACCCCTCTTAATTGAAGCTATAAAAGAGCTGAATAAAAAGATAACATGAGATATAATTATGTAATGCCTCCATTTGGTACTAATGGTGTAGCTTCCAATCTATCTATTGGTGAGCTAGCTAATGACGGTGTACCTTCTGATCCTGGTATAACAAGCGCTATACGAGAAATAAATGTATTAGCTAGTACGTACCCCGGTCCCTTACCTGTATCTATCACAGGTCAAACAAGCATCTCTACAATAGTAGGATTATTTAGACAGTATGCTGCAGGACAGAGTTTATACGCAGGAGGAACATCAACTGATTATTCTTTAGGTAGCGTAGTTGGTGCACAGGTAATGTCATTTACTCTTACTGTGTATGCAGAAACTTACAGTCAGTACCACACTAAAAAAGATGGTAAAATCACAATAAGCTTAAACGCAGCTACAGCGCAAAGACCAGCACTAGATTGGGAACTTAGAAATACACCAGCAGCTTCTCAGTGTATGTGGCTTATCACTGTAAGAGGTGGTCCATCCGTTGCTATCAACCCATATGTAATAGGCGCTGGTACATATACAATAGCTTCTGGGTTGATTAGTCCTTATAGTTATGATGTTTCAGTACAAGATTTAGCGTCCGGTTTGTCTATGACTACAAAAGTATCTACTGTGTATTCTAAACCCGCCCCAGCTCCGGTTACTATACAGAGAGTACCTTTTAAGATAAAAACAGGTGCAGGTGCATGGGTATCTGATGACGGATTGACAACATACGGTGCACAAGTATAACGGTTGATTACAGCATTTAACACACTATAATAATACTATGTCAATATCAACACTGTTAGTTGCAGTCCTTACATCTGGTAAGGTTGTTAAATTTGAATATATAAACGAAAAGACGAAAGAAAGACAGACTATATTCGGAAAAAGCTTAAACACAAATACTGGTAAATTTTTAGATGTAATTAATAACTGCGAGATATCTCTTAATATTACGGATAATACGGTCGCTTTTGTATCAGAATCTCACGATGACTTCGCAGGTGAGCTTGATATTATACAGAGTTTAATCAAAGACTGTAGTGATATTTTTAGTAAGCAACCTCATCTTAAAGTTCTAGTAATACAAGATGTACATCAGTATGCTCCTATCTTAAAGAAGTGTAAATTATTTCAATATTTTGATATACAGTCTATTATAAATCAAGATTCAGCTTTTTTAACTGTTGCGAAAGACGGCTGGAAAAAACTGATTAACGAGAAAAAGAAATGTGTATTAGAGACTCTGCAGAAAGATTTAGTAGAATTCGAAGAAGCTCAAAATATTAACGGTGTTGAAGAAATAAAGGCTATTATAGCTGCAACTATTACCGGTGTAGAAGAAGCGCTTAAACAAATAGATACTGCTGATACATACAGTACCCTAGTTACTATATGGCCACCGGTACTCTTACCGAGACCTACAGGTGCATGAAGATAGTATTATACGTAACGACTTGTAGCAAGAATTATAGACCTGCTAACCTTGTTAAACAGCACCTTGATAAACAAGGTTTTGAATACTATTTTGTGTATGGTAGATCACCTGAACTAGTAGTAGAACCAAAAATAATAGTAGACTGCGAGGAAAAATATAACCAGCTATCTCACAAGACGTATAAACTCATAGAACACTTCGTACATAAAACTGATGCAGATTATCTCTTAAAAATCGATGATGATACGTTTATTGAGAAGAATATCATCCCGGAGTTGATTTTCAAGTACGATTACGGTGGATATGTAAATCTGTGTGCAGAGCGGTTAAATCAAACTCGGTATTGGAACAATTTCAAAATGAAAGAGTATGATACTGATCCAAGCTACTTAGATAAGACTAATATCAGCCTACTTGATTATGTTTGCGGTGGTTTCTATTTTCTAAGTCGATATGCTGCGGAGTTTATTGTCAGTAACCCCGAGAAGGATTTTATCAATACTGTCGAAACTTACTTAGGTGAAGATAAACGAATAGGTTATACGGTTGCAAAGAACCCGAAAATAGCCATGCTCAAGATGAATGTAAAAACACCGCTTGATTTAGAAATTGTTACAGATTATGCTGTCATTCATCCAGTTAATCCTATAATATTTCATAAATTAGAAGGACGAACACCTGAAGAGAAATATAAAATTTTAGAAAAGTACGACTTCTTAAATACACATAACAAAATAAATGACCATATTGAGAAACATTAAGCAATCCCACCTATTCATTGTACCACATGCAGATGATGAGGTGCTCGGTTTTGGTGGTGTGATATCTAAATTAGTCGACCAAGGTGCAAAGGTAAAAGTATTTGTGATGTTTGATACTCAAACTGCTCGAAGCGAGCTGCAGCAAGTACATGCTAAGGATGCTAAAGATGTATTAGGTTACACATTTCTAAGTTTGTTAAAATTATCACCGGATGTGAATGATAGGGTACTAATTAAGCACATTGAAACTATTATTAAGTCACACGACTGCCATACACTGTGGTCATCCGGAGACACAGACCTACATCAAGACCATTCAAAAGTATTTAGAGCTGTTTGTTCCGCTATAAGGCCTTCAAAGGGTTTAGTGGTTCCGAGGTTCATAACCGGTGAGATTATATC